AGCCGGGTCTATGAACTCAAGGACAAGGCTTTGCGCCAGTTTACCCTGGCGCTCTATGGCGTGGTGGAGACCTAAAAGACCGGAAAAAAACCGGAAGATTTTCTGGATTAACCGTGATATGATGATAAAAACGAACCTGTGACAGAAGCCCCGCCGGGCCAAAGATCCGGCGGGGCTTTGTGTTGGGAGGAGGTGACTACCCCATGACAGACCAGCAAAGGCGGTTTGCGGATGAGTATTTGATCGACTGCAACGGCACCAGGGCTTATAAAGCGGCCTACCCGACGGTAAAGCGGGACGCTGTGGCGGCCCAGGCGGCCAGCCGACTGTTGAGAAATGTCAAGGTCAAAAGCTACATTGACGAGCAGCTGGAGAAGCTGCACAGCGAAAAAATGGCCGACACCCGGGAGGTCCTGGAGTATCTCACCGGCGTCCTCCGGGGCAGTTCCTGCGCGGAAGTGGTGGTGGTAGAGGGAGCTGGGGAGGGCGTTTCCCAGGCCCGCTGCATGATGAAGGGGCCGGACGAAAAAGAGCGGCTCAAAGCGGCGGAGCTGCTGGGCAAGCACTTCGGCCTGTTCACCGACCAGGTGCGCCTTTCCGGCGAGATGGGGGTGCAGATCATTGACGACATCCCAAATGGAACGGATTAAACTCACTGACGTGATCGCCCCAGCCTTTTACGGCCTGCACCACGATCTTACCGCCGGCGGGCACACCCACTACAAGCTGGACGGCGGCAGAGGCTCAACAAAATCGTCTTTTGTCAGCGTGGAGATCATCCTGGGCATGATGCGGGACGCTGCGGCCGGCAGACTGACCAGCGCGGTGGTGTTCCGACGGTACAAGGAAAACCTGCGTGACAGCGTCTTCGAGCAGCTGCTGTGGGCCATCAACCAGCTGGGGGTGGCCCATCTCTGGCGGGAGACGGTGAGTCCCCTGCGGCTGACCTACATTCCCACCGGGCAGGTCATTCTCTTCCGGGGCGCCGACAAGGTCAAAAAGTCCAAATCCATCAAGGTGGCCAAGGGATATATCAAATATCTGTGGTTTGAAGAGCTGGACGAATTTGAGAACATGGAGAAGATCCGCAGCATCCGGCAGTCTATTGTCCGTGGCGGCGAGAGCTTCACCGTGTTCTATTCCTACAACCCGCCCAAGTCCCAGCGCAGCTGGGTCAACGATCTGGCCAACTGGAACCGGCCCGACCTGATCAGCCACCACAGCACCTATCTGACGGTACCCCCGGCCTGGTTGGGGGAGCAGTTCATCCTGGACGCCCAATACTTGCAGGAGACCAACCCCGCAGCCTATACCCATGAATATCTGGGAGAGGTGACGGGCACCGGGGCGGAGGTGTTTGACAATGTCCAGGGTCGGACGATCACGGAGGAGGAAATCAAAGCCTTTGACCGCATCTACAACGGTGTGGACTGGGGCTACTACCCGGATCCGTGGGCGTTCAACCAGATGCACTATGATGCCGCCCGGCGGACGCTGTATATCTTTGGGGAGCTGACCCGGTTCCGGGCGGGCAACCGGGAGACGGCGGACGCCCTGCTGGCCTACGGTCTCACCGGTGCTGACCGCATTACCGCGGACAGCGCCGAGCCAAAGAGCGTGCAGGATTACAAAAATTTCGGCCTGTTCTGCCGGGGGGCGGCCAAGGGGCCGGGGAGTGTGGACTATTCCCACAAGTGGCTCCAGTCCCTGGCCAAGATCGTCATTGACCCCATACGGTGCCCAGATACCTACAAAGAGTTTACAGAGTATGAGTACGAGCGGGGGCCAAACGGCGAGATATCCAGCGGCTACCCGGACGCCAACAACCACCACATTGACGCGGTGCGCTATGCAATGGAGCAGGTGTGGAAGCGGAGGGGGCAGTGATGGTTCAAAAATTTCTCAGATGGGTGAGGGAGGTAGTCTCCAATATGCTGCATATCCCCAATATCAAGCAGGCTCTCAAGATGGACGTGGCCGTGAGCGCAAAGATGCAGACGGCCATCGACACCTGGGCCAACCTGTTTCTGGATCAGGCCCCCTGGCTGGACGACACCACCCGGAGCCTGGGACTGCCAGCCTCCATCGCCGGGGAGATCGCCCGGCTGGTAACGGTGGAGCTGGAGAGCACAATTTCCGGCAGTCCCCGGGCTGATTTTCTCCAGGGCGAGTACCAGCGGGAGGTGCTGGCCCGGCTGCGGGTCAATACGGAGATTGCCTGCGCCGGCGGCGGCATGGTCTTTAAGCCCTATGTGGACGGCAAGCGCATTGCGGTGGACTGCGTCCCGGCCTGGCGGTTTGTGCCCACGGAGTTCAACTCCAGCCAGGAGATGACGGGGGCGGTGTTCCTGGAGCAGGTGGTCAAGGGAAAGACCTTTTACACCCGCATGGAGCACCACCGGCTCACCAGGGAGGGCTACCAGATCCGCAACGCGGCCTATTCCTCTCCCTGCAGGGAGAGCCTTGGCACCCCCTGCGCCCTTGCCGCTGTGGACGAGTGGGCGGGCCTGGAGCCGGAGCTGACCATCCAGTACAGGGACGGCACGGCGCCGGAGGGGATGCTGTTTTCCTACTTCCGGGTGCCCCTGGGCAACACGGTGGACCCGGAGAGCCCCCTGGGGGTGTCCGTCTATTCCCGGGCGGTGGGGCTGATCAAGGAGGCGGACCGGCAGTACAGCCGGATTCTCTGGGAGTATGAGGGCAGCGAGCTGGCGGTGGACGCCAGCCAGGGGGCCCTTCAGGTGCCCGGGCCGGACGGCAAGCCCCCGGTGCTGCCGCCCCGCAGCAAGCGGCTGTTCCGGGAGCTGGCCATTGACCAGGGCAGCGGCGGCGAGCTCTACAAGGTGTTCAGCCCCGCCATCCGGGACAGCGCCCTGTTCCATGGCCTGGATCAGCTGTTAAAGCGGATCGAATTTAACTGCAGCCTGGCCTATGGCACCCTGTCCGATCCCCAGACTGTGGACAAGACGGCGGAGGAGATCCGCAGCAGCAAGCAGCGCTCCTACTCGGCGGTGTGCGAGCTCCAGCAGGCCCTCCAGGGGGCGCTGGAGCACCTGGTGTGGGCCATGGACTTTTACGCCACCCTCTACAAGCTGGCCCCCCGGGGGGACTATGAGGTCAGCTTCACCTGGGGGGACGGCATCCTCCAGGATACGGACAAGGAGTACCTGCGCCGGAAGGACCTGGCGGACAACGGCTACCTCAAGCCGGAAAAGCTGGTGGCCTGGTACTTCGGCGTGGATGAGGAGGAGGCAAAGAGCTACATGCCGGAGGCCGCCCCGCCGCTGTTTGGGGAGGAGTAAGCCGTGCTTACCCCGGAATATCTCCAGGGCCTGCCGGAGGCTATGGTGGAGCTGTACGCCCAGGCGGAGGAGGATATCCTGGCGGATATGGCCCGGCGCATCAACGGCTTTGACCTGTTTATCCCGTCGGCCCAGTACCAAATGCAAGCGCTGGAGGAGATGGGGGCGCTGCGCTCTGACATCGTCAAGCGGCTGGGCGGACTGACTGGCAAGAGCCAAAAGGAGCTGGCCGCCATCCTTCAGGCCGCCGGGGTGGAAGCTCTGGCGGCGGATGAAAAGCTTTACCGGGCGGCGGGGCTGACCTCTTCCCCATCGGCCTTTTCCCCAGCCCTGCGGGAGACCCTGGCCGCCGGGCTGAAAAAGACCGGGGGCCTGTTTACCAACCTGACCAAGACCACGGCCAGCACCGCTACCAAGCAGTTCGAGCGGGCACTGGACCGGGCTTACATGCAGGTCAGCAGCGGGGCATTTTCCCCCGCTGTTGCTATCCAGAGCGCCATCAAGGATCTGGCCAGGGCAGGGGTAGGGGCAATCACATACCCCAGCGGCCACACGGATACTCTGGAGACCGCTGTGCGGCGGGCTGTGGTCACCGGGGTCAATCAGACCTGCCTTCAGCTGCAGCTGGCCCGGGCGGAGGAGGTGGGGGGCGACCTGGTGGAGACCACCGCTCACGCCGGGGCCCGGCCCTCCCACGCCCAATGGCAGGGCCAGGTGTTCAGCCTGTCCGGGCGGTCAAAAAAGTACCCGAACTTCCGGCAGGTCACCGGATACGGCACCGGGGCAGGGCTGGGGGGCTGGAACTGCTCCCACAGCTTCCGGCCCTATTTTGAGGGGATGCCCAGGACCTACTCAAAAGAACAGCTGGACAGCTACCAGGCCAGGGATTATGAGTATAACGGCCGGAAGATGACCGAGTATGAGGCCCTGCAGAAGCAGCGGGAGCTGGAGCGGAACATCCGGCGGTGGAAGCGGGAGAACACGGCCATGAAGGCCGCCGGGCAGGACACCACGGAGAGCGCGGTCAAGCTGCGGCAGTGGCAGGAAAAGCAAAAGGACTTCCTCCGGCAGACCGGCCTGAGCCGGCAGCCGGCCAAGGGGCAGGTGACGGGCTGGGGGAGAAGCCAGGCGAATAAGGCGGTACAGGGTGCCCGCATCTTGCAAAAAATGCAGGAAGATGCTATGATAAAAGCAAATTCCGATTTTCCAAAGAAGTTAAAAATGAAGGATACGGTGCTTCAAGACACGATTGGCGGCTTGGAGAAGTTTGGTTTAACTGGGATCGTTCCCAAGGGGGCTGTCCTTACCAATGTATACGCCATGGCCGGCCCAGGAACAAAGAAGCAGGTCAACGATTGGAGGCGCCTATACAGTCTGTATGGTGGAGACCCTACTCTCTTGTCAAAAGTGTCTGGTGAAGTCATAACAGATAACCACCGCTATATCATTCATTGGTATGAGCAAAATGGAAAGCAAATAGATGGGAAATTGAAGGATGTGAAGTAGCAATATGATGCGGGTACGATATGTAGGCCCTTCATTTGGAGTATTTGGATTGACCGATGGAAAGGTTTATGAGTGTACGGAGATTCATGCGCTGACCGGTGCCCTTCGTATCATAGACGATGAGGGCCCCACATACTGGGACCCGCCTCCGGGGCAGGAGGATCTTCTGGATGGCTATTTGTACTCGGCAAAGAATCCCCGGCCAAGTGATGGCAGTTCCCCCGGTGGACGCTGGGAGATCGTGGAAGATGATGCCGACGGTTCTCTGCACAAAGCGATATTCGGATAAAACCGCCTTGCTGTTCAGCTCGGCGGTTTTCTTCTGCCCAACTTTGATGAATGACCGCCCTCTGGGCGGTTTTTTCATACCAATTTTGCCCTGCGCCGGGCGTAAAAAGGGGCGCACCGCAGGGGAGGCCACCCCCGTCATCAAAGCGTAGCGGAGAAAGGAGCACCATGAAGCGAGAGTTTCTGGAGGGACTGGACCTGGGGGAGGGCGTGAAGCTCCCCAAGAGCGCCATTGATGCCATCATGGACGAAAATGGCAGAGACATCGAAGCCAAGAACCACACCATCACCGCCCTGACCACAGAGCGGGATGGGCTGCAGGGCCAGCTGGACACGGCCCGGACGGAGATCCAGTCCTACAAGGACATGGACATCGACGGGATCAAGGCCAGGGCCGGCGAGTGGGAAAGCAAGTACAATCAGGACACACAGGCGCTCAAGGACCAGCTGGGAGAGGCCCAGTACGGCTTTGCCGTCAAGGAGGCCACGGCTGGCATCCGATTCTCCAGCGAGAGAGCGCGAAAGGCCTTTGTGGCGGACCTGACGGCCAAAAAGCTGCCCCTTCAGGAGGGCAAGCTGCTGGGGCTGGAGGACTTCACCAGGACCTATCGGGAGAGCGATCCCGGCGCCTTTGTGCCGGAGAACGACGAAAAGACCCCCGTGGCCATTAGAGGCGGCAGCGGGGGCATCGACCTGGGGGCCGGCAGCGCGCTGCGCGCCGCCTTCGGCCTCCCCGACAACAACAAAAAGGAGTAAAAAATGATGCCGAATAACAATGCAATTACTTTGGCCCAGCAGTTTGTGCCTCTGCTGGATGAGGTGTATGCGCTGGCCTCTCTGACCGCTGACCTGGACGGCAATCCAGACCTGGTCCGTCAGGGCGCCAACGCCAACGAGCTGATCATCCCCATGCTCTCCATGCAGGGCCTGGGGGAGTATTCCCGCAACAGCGGCTATGTGGACGGCGACGTGACCCTCACCAACGAGACGGTGAAGTGCAACTTTGACCGGGGCCGTATGTTCAATATTGACACCATGGACAATCTGGAGACGGCGGGCATCGCCTTTGGCCAGCTGGCCAACGAGTTCATCCGCACCAAGGTGGTGCCTGAGCTGGACGCCTTCCGGTTTGCCCGCTATGCCGGGACGGAGGGCATTTCCAAGGTGGAGACCCCGGCCACCCTGGCCGACGGTGCCGCCGTGGTGGCCGCCCTGCGGGCTGCGGTGCAGCAGATGGACGAGGACGAGGTGCCCGCCACCGAGCGCTACCTTTACATTACCCCCCTGCTGCTGGGCTATGTCCAGGACATGGACACCACCAAGAGCCGGGAGGTCATGCAAAACTTTGCCAAGGTGGTCAAGGTGCCCCAGACCCGGTTCTACACGGCTATTGAGCAGAAATCGGGCAAGCTGGTGACCACCGGGGAGGGGGAATCGGCCACCACGGTGGATGAGCGCTCGGGCGGTTACGTCAAAGCCGCCGCCGGGAAGGACATCAACTTCATGGTGATCCACAAGCCCGCCCTGATCCAGTTCCCCAAGCATGTCGCCCCCAAGATCATCACCCCGGAGGTCAACCAGTCCGCCGACGGCTATAAGTTCGGGTATCGGCATGTGGGCATTGCCGATGTCTATGAGAACAAGGCCGCCGGTATCTACCTGCACCACAAGGCGTAAGGAGGGGGAGGCTATGGGGAAGATCGTGGGCCTTGTGTTTGAGGCTGAGAAGTTCCGCTGCCCCACCTGCGGCGAGGTGTGCAAGTCCGCCGCAGCGCTGGACAAGCACGTGAAGGAGAAGCATCCGGCTTCCCCCGGCGGGAAGAAATGAGAGAGGAGGCGGGCGCTGTGCCGCTGGCCGATTATCAATTTTATACCGACGAGTTCCACGGTAAGATGTCTCGGGAGGATTTTGACCGGCTGGCGGTATATGCGTCCGCCTACCTGGAGGACGTGACCATGGGACGGATCACCGATCAGCTGCCGGAGGAGACGGCCCTGCGGGTCAGCAAGGCCCTGTGCGCCGTGGCGGACGCCTACCTGCTCCTGGAGCAGGGCGGCGGCGTGGCGGCGGAGAGCAACGACGGGGTGAGCGTGACCTATGTGTCCGCCTCTATCGCAAAGGGGGAGGGCCAGCGGCTCTATGAGGCGGCCGCCCTGTTCCTGGGGCCTACCGGGCTTCTCTACCGGGGGGTGAGGTAGGTGCTGGCCTGTACCAAGACGGTCACTCTGGTCAAGTATACCGATGAGGGTTATACCACCTGTGTCTTTTCCGGGGTGAGTTGGTTTGACAAGGTAAAGGTCAAGTTGTCTGACAACGGCCTGGCCTTTGCAAACGCAGTGCAGGTCCGTATCCCCGCCGGGTCCATTGCCCCGGGCGTTCCATTGCCGGAGGTGGGGGACCACCTGTTTCTCGGGACGCTCCCGGAGGGGGAGACCATCCAGCGCCCGGCGGATCTGGCCGCCCATCATGCCCGAAAGGTCATGGCGGTGGGGGATAACCGCCGGGGCGGGCGGCCCCATGTGGCGGTGGTGGGACAATGAAAGTGAACGTCAAGGCGGATATCAAGCCGGACGCCATCCTGAAGGCCCGGGGCCTTGGCAGCAGCACCGCCGCCACCAAGATGCTGGCGGAGACGGTGGCCCGGCTGTCCGATCCCTATGTGCCTATGTCCCCGGGGTCCGGGGCACATATGAAAGAGAGCTATACCATCGCCTCAGACGGCTCCAGTATCACCTACCGGGGGCCTTACGCTCACTATCAGTATGTGGGTGAGGTCATGGTGGGGGTCCAGACCGGCAGCCCCTATGCCAAAAGCGGGGAACCAAAGGTGAGCACCGGTCGGCCGCTGAACTACCACGGCGCCCCCATGCGGGGAAAGGAGTGGGTGAAGCGGATGATGGCGGACCGGGGGGATGAGGTCACCAAGGCAATGGCGAAATTTGTGGGAGGGAAGGCCAAATGACCCTGATCGAAGCGGTGCGCAAATACCTGGGGACTTGTCCGCTGCTGAAGGAAGGCCGCCTCAATGTGGATTTTCTGCCGCCGGAGGCCAGCAGCTACTGCGTGGATGTTGTGCCGGTGAAGCCGGTGGTGAAGGACTACCTGGACGGCTCCAGCAAGCGGCAATTTCTCTTTACCTTTGCCACCCGGGCCTATTACGGCCCGGACTACCGGCAGCAGCTGGACAACCTGTGCCTGTTTGAGCAGTTCGGTGAGTGGATCGAGAGGCAGAGCCGGAAGCGCAGCTTCCCCGAGCTGGGTCCTGGCCGCCGGGCTGAGAAGCTGGAGGTGACTACCTCCGGCTATGTTTTTATTCCGGATACAGATACCGCAAGGTATCAGATTCAATGTAAACTTTCCTATTTTCAGAAAGGAGAAATGTGACAGATGAAACTTTCCGAGTTGATGGCCGGTCGTACCCCGAGTCCTGCCTTTGAAGGGTTTGTGACAAACGATGACTTTGTTCTGGCGGTGGACTGCTCTGAGGACGGCAGCGCCGCGCCTGCTGACTATGCCGTGGTGCAGATGGGGGTGTCCGGCCTGGACGCCCAGCTCAATCCGGTGACCCAGGACAAGCAGTATATCCGCGCCGGCCAGTCCACCACCAAGACGGGCAACCAGCGCAGCTTTGCTGTCAGCGGTGACCGCTACCTGGGCGACGACTTCCAGGACTTTGCCCTGTCCCATGCCGTGAAGTACGGCACCGGCAATACGGTGATCCGGGGCTATGTGTATTTCTGCATCCTCAACGGCCAGGGCGAGCAGGGCAAGGCGTCCATCATCGTCAATTCCGACGGCTCCGGAGAGGCCGGCGAGAGCAGTGAGATCGACATCGAGATCCGCAAGGCCGGGGAGGCGCCCACCCCGTACACTTATTCCGCTACCAGCGGGGAGTAAAGGAGGAAGGATCAATGCTGTTCAGAGACATGGAGCTGGACTTTGACATTTTCAACGCCGACGACGCCGAACTCTACGAGCAGGCAGCCAAGGAGGCGCAGAAGACAGCAGTGAAGAAGCAGGGGGAGACCCTGGCCGACGCCATCCGGCGCCAGTGCCGGGGGGTCTTCCAGTTCTTCGACACTCTCTTTGGGGACGGCTTTCACCGGGAGCTGTTTGGGGAGCGCACCAATCTCATGGAGTGCATCGGTGCCTTCCGGGAGTTCGTCCAGTTGGTGGACGAGCAGAGGGGGGCACTGTCTGATCTGATGGCCCAGGTAGAGGCAGAGGGCGGTACTGCGCCCAACCGGGCGGCCCGCCGAGCCTCTACCTGGGCCAAGCCCAGCAAGGAGTGAACCTTTTACTTGACCCCTTGCCCACCAGTGTGAAGATCGGGGGGCGGGACTGGCCGGTCAACACCTCTTTTTGGGTGTGGGCGGTGTTTGAGCTGACCATGCAGGACCCCACCCTCACAGAGGCGGAGAAGATCGAGCAGATCCTGCCCCTCTGCTTCCCCCCAATCCCCCCAGATATGGAAGGGGCC